AGCGGTCTCGGCAATGGAACGCTGGCCAATATCCTGCAAGAACTTGTCGTAAAGCTTGTAACGCTCAGGATCAGCAGCAGAAAGCTCGGCCCTGCGTTGCTCGGCAAACTGAGTTCCGTACTCCTTTGCGAGATCGAGCTGAGCCTTAGTCTGTTCAGGGGCAAGAGATGCTAATGCGCGAGCTGTTTCGCGTGTGACATCGATGTCAGAAATGCCGCTGAAATCATACGGACGCTCTCCGATTACTTTTCCAGACGCGTCATAGACTGGGTACGATCCTTTGCCTCCGATCCTAGACGCCGCTTCGATCTGTCTTAGGACAGGAAAAGTCTGAGCTTGTGCGTAAACCGCTTCACGGTTTGCCGCCGCCATATCCGGTGCTTTATATGATCCGCCCATAGGAAATCCTTCGGTTCATTAGGAGTTTGAAGTATCTGTTGAAATCGTACAAACGGGAAACGCCTCTGCTAAATCCGCCCACCTTGGTGACCTTATCTGAACAGACAGTCATCATGGCCAACCAAAGCGTCTGAACAGCTTCCGGCTCAACCCCAATCACCATCTCGATCCAAGCGATGTGACCATCAGGGAAGTTGTTGTTGATGTCCTCCGCTTCCTCGATTGAGTTCAGGAAACGAACAGCTCCGACACCAATGCACTCGCCCTTCTCATTCTTGATGATTCCGATCTGCTTCATCTTGTTGAAGATGCCGATCCAGTTCAGGAGCTGATCATCGTTCCATGTGGAACAAGTTGGCCAATGAAGCCTGAGCAGCTTAGCTGCTTCGATGATAGACGGATGTGCGTTCATTGCTGAGGACGCACGGAATCGACGAAGCCAGAGAGAATGGCGGATTGGAATGACAGGCGACCGCCCGCATTGGTTTCAACCTTAAATTGAATCGAGTTCCATCGGCCCTTGCTGATGAGGTTGTAGGCTTTCAGGAACTTCTGAGAACTGGTGATGCTCAGGCCGGAATCAATCGTGGAGAATGTTCCAGTCATGTCCTTGGCGTAGGAAACGGTAACACCGGTATTCTGGGTGGTGTACGGGTTGTCGAACGCGAGCTGGATGCTGTACCCGATCTTGTCGGGGATGGGTTCCCCAAGGTTGTAAGCCTTGGTGGTCACCGAGGACTGGTATTGCGAGCCACCATCCAAATAGGAAGAAACCGGTGTTGGTACGGTGCGAGTGTTTGGCAGGTAGTCGTTGAATGACCAGACCTGATTGCTTCCCGAAGACACTGCGGTCATGTCGCCAGCGAACATCAGCACAGGGCCAAAGCTTGAGAACGATGTGGCAAAGAAGTCGTTCACCTGCCAGTTGTCCCAGTATCCAAGCCAAGAGCGGGCCAGTGAGTGGTATACGATGATCGCGTTATTCCGAGGGATCAGGTCTTCGAGTTCAAGATGGTAACCGTTTTCAAGAAGCATCGCATACTCGTTTTCGAGACCAACACCGAACGGTCCCTCCTGAACGAACGGAACTGCGAGCAGGTATCGGTTATTCCAGAACACACCATCGCAGAGTTCGAGGCGCGTCTTATCAATGCGGCTGATGAGATCGTTAATTGGGCTGCTGAGCGCGAGTCCAACGCTGGTCTGAGTACCCGCTTGGATCTGGGCCATCGAGCGGATGCCGTCACGAGACAGGAAGAAAACGTCAGCACCCACCGCAGCAATGGATCGGTGCGAGGAGCAGCCGATGTTTCCGCTGACGAGCGAGATAGACCAATCAGCGGGATCTGCCGTGGGATCGGCATCCACAGTCCAGATGGACCGCTCCTTGAACACGAGCAAGCGGTATCCGAACCACGAGTAGAGACCACGAATCGGATCACCATCGCCACCAACGCGAATGGAACCAAGCGGGTCCCAAGATTCACCATCGAGAATGTCCGAGAAATAAAGGGTATCGGGAGGAACCGTGGTATCTGCCGAAACGCACCAGAGACGATTGGTATGCGTTGTGAGATAGAGCGGCTTGGCGGGGGCGGCGAGGGATACGAATGCGACCGCGTGGGACTGGTTTGCCGGTGAGATCGAAACCGTAGGAGCCGTGATGTAACCGCTGCCGGGGTTCGTGATGGTAATCGCAACTAGGTTGCCATCATTGGCCACAATGGCGGTGGCCGTAGCGGTTACACCGCTTGGCGGAGCCGATATGGTGATTGTGGGAATCGAGTTGTGACTTGAACCCTGCCTGATGACATCGATGCGGCTGATCTTACCGGCAGCGATGGATGCGTTCGAGTTAGAGCTGTTGACATAACGCAGTGCGCTATAGCCATCCGCGTAGAACAGCTTCTCGTTGAGCTGGGCGAAGTAGACGTATCTCGCGAGAGGATTGATCGTAGATCCGCTGATGACGTTGTACGAAATACCAGGAGATCCGTAGTACAGCAGATTGGTGTTCGCGTTGACATCATTCAGCGCGATTACCAGACGCTCTGAGGCGGACGTATCAAAGTAGAAGCCAGAGTAGACTTGGCAGTTGATTGGAAGGTTGGAGGCGAAGTTGCCGGTGGTTGACTCCCAGTTTGTGATAACAGCTTCCCAGTTGGTAGTGATGCTGTTTCCAACCAGTGAAACGGACCCGAGACGAGTGACAAGGTTTCCAAAGTCATCATAGTCCATGTTGATGGCCGACTCCAAGCTTGTGGCCGGAATGGCATCTGGACGAGTAGCTGAAACGACACCAGTACTGAACCCATTGCTTCCATCCAGAAGCATCTGGTCGTCGAGTGCGTCTGAGGATTGGAATGGCATTAGGTGATGTCCTGAAAGGTGTAGTCGTAGAGGCTGTCAGGAATGATGCGGCTGATCTGCTGCTGCTGACCGCGTTCCATGTCCTTCATAATGGAGACCTGAGCGGCTCCCTCTTGGAACTTCGCTTGGGCTTTGCCGTACTGCCGCGAGTATTCGAGGAGATCGCCTTCGGTGTAGGCCATCAGTGCATTCTCAACACCGTGCAGCTCGAAGTTGCTGTCGTTGGTGATGGTCTGAGCCTCACCGAACTGGCGCATCTGCGACTGCTTCTTGCCAAGGATGAAGAGCGTTCCATTGACGTTGGGAACTGGGATGAGCTTGATCCTCGGGACACCGGCCAGTCCGTAGGCAACGTCCATGTTGCGGACCCAGTTCACGAAGTTGTTGGGCGTGGACTTACGGCTATCGACGTTGTTCCA